GTTAAAACAATACTAAATGGAGAATTTGAAATAGTTCTTCCAAAACATCGTGCAGATAGACCAGAATGGCACATGGAATCGGGTTGGGAAAAGTTAAGGCTTAAATCAATGCACAATAACATTGGTAGGGGTGATGTTGTTTATTATGTTGGTGCAGAAGAAGGTGAGTTTCCAGCGCTTTGTCAAATGTGGGGGGCAGAAGTTGTATTGTTTGAACCTAACCCTAAAGTCTGGTCTCATCTTCCACTAACTTGGTCTGCTAATAATCTAAAACTTCCAATGGTTTGTATACCTGGATTTGCTTCTGACAAGATAAACAATCTTTCACGAATATATTGCAACGCATTTCCTCCAGAAGCAGAGACAGACTATCTTGATATTGCCCATGGCTTTAAAGAGTTATACCTTGAAGGAGATTCATATGGTCAGATAACTATAGATTCTTGTGTTTATGATCACGGTATTAAGCCACCTACCGCTATTTCTTTGGACGTAGAAGGTAGTGAATGGAGGGTCCTAGGAGGGGCTGAGAAGGTGCTTAAGCAGTATAAACCTAAGATTTGGTTATCTGGACACCCTGAATTTATGTTACAACAATGGGATGAATCTTTATATAATCTTAGACAATGGATAAAAGAGTTTGGATATAAAGAAACTTTAATTGATTACCAGCATGAGGTTCATTTGTTCTATGAGTAGTCTAATATTTTGTTCACATACAGATGATGGAATTTTTTCTTTAGGAGATTACATCCTTGATAGTAGTGATGATTTTACAATTGCATCTGCATTTGCTGGTATACCAAAAGATGATGCTGGATATAAAAAACACACTACATTAAGAAAAGAACATGATGAGGCCTGTTCTATGGTAAATGCTAAAGTTATTAATGGAGATCTATTAGATGATGTTTATGGGAAACAAAATGAAGATGATTTAATAAATTGGATAAAAAGTATAATTGTGGATTTTGATAATATTTATATTCCACTAGGAATTCATCATCCAGACCACGTATTTTTATCAGATACTGTATTTAATTTAATGAAGCATTTTGATAAAAAATATTTTGTATATGCTGAGTTGCCATACAAATTGTCATATCAGGATTTATATAAAACAAGATTAAAAATTTTTACATCACTTTGTGGTTTAAAAAAAACTAACACCAATTTTACAAAAAACAAAATTGATGCAATAAAAAAATATGATTCACAAATAAAATACGCAAGCAATCCATCTTGCATAGATGAAGAATTATTTGCACAACTTATTGTAAAAGAAGAAGTATGGGAAGTTTCAATATTAGATCATGCTAAGGTTTTTTGGGACAATGCTGCAAAAGATGTAGATGTAAGGTATAAATATATTGCAGATGAATGGGCATCTACCGAAACATTTTTGGATCTTATAAAAAACAACAACAATGACTGGAACAATGTTCTAGAAATTGGGTGTGGAATAGGCAGACTGTTAGTTCCTTTTGCAGATATATACAAAGAATGCAATTTTTATGGAATAGACATATCTGATGAAATGATAAACCTTGCACCTAAAAGAAATAATATAAAGTATCAAGAACTTGCAGACAATCTTGACCTTGTATACTCAATGCTAGTGTTTCAACATATTGAGCATCAAGAAAAAATTAATTATATAAAACTTGCTTATGAAAAATTAAAGGTTGGTGGTAATTTATTCTTTCAGTTTGTTATTGGAGAAGAAAATTCTCCATACTCTTACCAAACATCAAAGTCTGAAATCTACAGGATATTAGATAACGTAGGATTTAAAGATTTAATTTTTACAGAACATATGCATCCCGAATGGATATTTGTTAGGGCTACAAAATGATTAATGCATACCTATATTCTTTTGATGAAAAAGATTGTGCCTCTGATAAATGGGATTATGGTTTATTAAAAGAAATATTTGATAAATATAATATTGAACAAATAAAAGTAAACTCATTACCAGATGTTGATCGTGCATTCGTTGTTGTTCCTGGACCTCAAAACCTTGGTCATGAAGAAGATATTAATAAAGAATTACAAAAAATAAAAAGATTAGTTTTATTTATTACAGGGGATGAAGAGGGTAAGTTTGATATAGCTAAGATTAATCATCCTAATGCTGATATATGGATACGACACCCTCACAAAAAACATAAAAAATATTATAAGCTACCATTAGGAACCCCACAACATTTAAAAAACTTTGTTCCACAATATACTGATAAAAAATATGATCTATATTTTGGTGGACAAATAACACATTCAAGACGAAAGCAGTTATCAGATGCCATGCAAACCCTTTCTAATGCCGTTTTTAAGCCTACAGAAGGGTTTGCCCAAGGTGATCACCCCAAAGACTACTATGCCAACCTTACAAGTGCAAGAATTGCTCCGTCACCTTCTGGCGCAGTTGTAATAGAATCTTTTAGATTTTATGAAGCTTTAGAAATGTTATCGTTACCAATAATAGATGTTGTCGATCCACAAGGAAATGTTATCAATTATTATGATTTTATTTTTGAGGGTAAAATACCAATAAAATCAATAAAGAATTGGCATTCATTAACAAATGTAGTTCCTGAATTATTAAACAATTATCCTCAAAATATGCATGATGCTGTTTGTTGGTGGATTAAATATAAAAGAGATTTAGGTATTAAAATTATGAGGCAAATTAATGCATAAAAGAGATATAACAATTGTAATAGCAACTTCTGTTTTACCAAGTCATCCTAACACATCTATTATTGATGAAACAATTGCTTCCGTAAGATCACATTTTCCAGAGAACGAAATTATTTTACAAATGGATGGATTGCGTAAAGAAAAAATATCTCGTAAATTAGACTATGATGAATATAAAAATAGGATATTATGGAAATGTCTTCATGAATGGAAAAATGTTTTACCAATAATATTTAATGAGCATAGTCATCAGACTACAATGATGAAGAAAACTATTGGAATTATTGATACTGGAGCAATGCTTTATGTCGAAGGAGATGCTCCAATAACTCCTGACTTTGAAATTGATTGGCAAAAGTGTTTAGACATGTTAGAAAATAAAAAGGCTAATACTATTCGTTTTCATTTTGAAGCACACATTCCAGAACCACATAAACACTTAATGTTTGGTTTAGAAGATGGTTTTATGAAGACTGCACAATGGAGTCAAAGGCCTCACTTAAGCACTGTGAAATATTATAAAGATGTTGTTTTACCTTTTTCTGATGAAAGAACTTTTATTGAAGATAGATTTCACGGTAGAGTTCAAGATGATTGTTTTCCCTATGATACCTTTAGTGAAGAAGGTTGGAGTCATCACAAACTTTGGATCTATCATCCAGAAGGGCATATAAAAAGATCATACCATTTGGATGGTCGTGAAGGAACTCAAAAATTTACTACAGACGATGATGCTTGGGGGTATAAAGAATGAGATTAGGAATCATAGCACGATCTGATAATACTGGTTTAGGTAATCAGACTATGGAACTTGTTAAGATGCTTAATCCTGATAAAATTCTTTTAATAAATTCCCAGTTTTTTAATAATAACCAACAACATCCTGAATGGTATAAAAATTATAATGTTATTGAAACCAGAAAGGGTATGCCCAGAACTGATGAAGTCTTAGCATTTTTAGAAGACATTGATGTTGTTATAAGTTGTGAAACATTTTATCATTTAGAGTTAGTTGATCTTGCTAAACAAAGAGGAATTAAAACTATACTTCAATACAACTATGAACTATTTGGCAATTTGGCTCATCCAGAATGGACGTTGCCAGATGTCTTGCTTGCTCCTAGCATATGGAACTTAGATATAATTGTTCAGAAGTTTGGAAGCAAAACACAAGTAATGCATCTACCACCACCAACAGATCATACTTTATTTAATCAAGCAAAAGAAATAAATCTATCAAAAGATCACAAGCGAATACTACATATTGCTGGTAAAAAAGCTGCAAAAGATAGAAATGGAACTGAAAGTATTCTTAAAATGATGAAGTATTCTAAAGAAGATTACCAATTAGTTATTAAATCTCAGACTCCATTAAACCTTATATGCAAAGATTCAAGGGTAAGAATTGAAATAGGCAATCCAGATAATAGACAAGATATGTATAGTGGATTTGATGCTATGGTTTTACCTAGACGTTATGCTGGTCTTTGTTTACCTATGAATGAAGCTCTTATGAGTGCCCTCCCAGTTTTTATGACTGACATATCCCCAAATAATGCAATACTTCCTGGTAAATGGTTAGCCGAATCAGGGCAAATTGATAGCTTTAGAACAAAATCAATGGTTAATGTTTATGATGTAAAGTCAGTTAGTCTTGCTAGAATTATTGATAAATATATAAGCAATGATGCAAAAAATGATATAAAACAAATTGCATATAATATTGGTATGGATAATTTCTCTGTAGATAATCTAAAAAATAAATATTTAGATATTATAAATAAATAAAAAAGCCAGCCTATTTCTAGACTGGCTATTCTAATAGAAGGCTTTTACTTCTTCTTTACTGGAGCTTTCTTTGCAGCAGCCTTCTTCTTTACAGGTGCCTTAGCAGCCTTCAGAGCCTTATCTACGGTCGCAGCATCTGGCAAGATACCAAAAGCCTTGTCGTTAGGGTTAATTGCTCTCAATGCGACTGGTGCGATAGCAGCAACTAGGGCTGTCCAAAGATCTTTTGGATCAGTTATTCCCGCCATGTATAAGGCAAGACCTGAAGCAAGCACTGAGCGACCATACGATGCTAGCAATGCCTTATTCTTATCATTGATTATCTTATTCATTATTCCTCCTAGGATATAATTCGTGTTAGTATTGTAAAGCCAATCCATAAACCAATAATTCCTGCGACTCCCGCAAAAACTGGTGGTGCTGGAACTGGCAATTTGAATGCAGCAAACACGATGCCACACCCAAAACCTGTTAGTGTTGATAAAAAAATGTCTTTCATTTATGATCCTCTTTCGGTAATAAATCTTCTAGTTCTTTATATGATTTTACAAAATTCTTTAATATGTCATAAGAAGGATGTCCATCATAAAGTGATTCAAATTTTTCAAAATATTCAACATCAGGTTTAAGTTCTAATATCATTTTATTGATTTTAGTTTGAACATCTTCAATATAAGAAAATGACCAGTCACGAGAATCAGAAAGAAATTTAATAAAGTTTTCTTTATGGATATCATCTTCATTTTTAAATTCAATATTATTATTATCAATAAATTCTTGCAATGATTTATGCGAAATTAATAGTTTTGTAAATGATTTATTTATTTTATTAATTTTAAATAATGAAATAAGATAAGCAAAAGCAAAAGATCCAGCCAATGTAAAGGCTACTATAACAATAATGTTATTCATTAAAGGCACCATAGTATAAGTATATACTACTTGAAGTTTCTGTGTCAACTGTTTGTGACATTATTTTATTGCCTCCCGTGTAACTAATACTATTGCCCCATTCATTTCTAAAGCCTTTTTAATATTTACTACATACTGTAATGCTTGTATTTTTTCATCATGAACCATTCTATTAAAGTCATGTTCATTTAATTTAATAACAAGAAAATGATCGCTGTCAATAACTTGAACTTGAAATCCTTTTGGAGGAATTATTGAATGAAAAGCTTTACGCATATCGTCTGTATACATTATTTATCCATTGTTAAAGATTGCCAAGTGTCTGCCCAACCAAGCTTTGTTCTATGACTATTAAACTCTCTTGATATTTCGCCACTTTCTAAATATACCCCGCCCCAAATTCCCCACTCTTTAGCGGAAACTCCAACAGCAAAACATTTTTTGGCCACTGGGCATCTACTGCAAAGTGAATCAATTATTGGTCTTACATCTACATCCTCTTCATATGTATCAAAAAATAAACTATTATCAAGACCTAGACATAGAGCGTCGTCTTTCCATACATGTTGTTTCATGTAAAGACCTACATCTTATACTTATTTGGAATGTCCCAGCCATTACGATCAACTTTAAATACTCGTTGTGTATACCACTGACCATTAACTCTAACGCCATTAACAGCGGTTCTACCCATTTCTGTTTTCTTGCGTTCTACTACATCCCAGCCAATCCAAGAAAGTAAATTATTTTGTTTTACTATCTTTTCCATAGTTTCTAGTTTGTTAATTAGCATATTTTTATCCCCACTTAATATCGGAAAATACCGACTTCTATATTATTTGATTCAGCAATATGAATCAACTTTGATACTGGCTGTTTTGGTTTACTTAAAAACGCAAAATAGTTTATCTGGTTTATATTTTCTTCAAGCCAAGATGATGCTATCTTATAAAATTTAATCTTACGTCCTCTTGACTTCATTCCTCTTTCAGATAGGTTTGAAAACTCTGAAACAAAAGAATTAATTCTTGCGGGACCAACAGAATAAATTATAAACTCTTTATCATCTTCATTCATGCCAGAAAGAGCATCACCCATGGCACGAATGAAAACATTATAGTCATCAAATTCAGTCGTTCCCTGCACTGCCACTATCATTTTTATTTCCATTCTGTAAATTATCTAGTATGAACAACATTTTATTCATATCACTT